CTGCATTTCTTGAGACCATTCAGACCAGTCAGCGTCTTTACCAAAGCTGCCCTTGTATTCAGACAGCCTGTGACCGTACGCTTCGAGACTGTGGCGACCGTAAAGCTGCAGTGGCATGTTCTCCCACTTGTGCTTCATGTCTAGGTCTCTCATGTCCGTGTGATACAACCGCGAGAGAAGAAGGGTATCGATAACCAGGGCGGTTGGTTCAAACCACGAATAGATTTTTTGTAAGCAGGGTAGATCATACCCGATGATGTTGTGACCGGCGATGACTTCAGCATCTTCCAATCGTTGAACGCCACGAATAATTGGTTCAACATTACCCTCGTCATTGTATACGAGAGTTTGGTCAGTTTCTGTGTCGTAGATGACCAGACAGTGAATGCGGGTAACATCATTGAGAAGACCGTTGCTTTCCAGGTCGAAGACCAGCATTTTTCCAGCGGTAAGTTTTGTCTACAAATTTAGCACGTTCCACCATTTCAGGGGTGGGAGGTGTTGGGCGACGAAGATCTAGTTCGGTACTAGAAATCGGTTGCCGGGTTGAAATCGGGTTGAGCTTCATGTTCAATAAACTTACAAGTGTTCAGGTCGTAGTCGAGTTCTCCAGCGATACCAACCTCGCCAGAATATCGATTCTTAAGGATTCTAACAGTCGTACGGCTTCGTTCAGATCCGTTCTGTTGATCTCGTTCGAGCGCAATACATGCGTCGCTGAGCTGAGCAATTGAAGCAGATCCCCTGAGCTGTCCGAGTGTAACTCGAGCACCCTCTTCATGATTGACATCTGATGTGGTTCTCCGTAGGTGGGAAACAAGGAACAATGATATACCAGTGCGTTCAACAAGTGATCGCAGCTTAGTCATGGTTGTGTCGATCATCCTACGTTCGTCACCGTCAAGCCCGCTGAGCAGGATGCTGAGGTGATCAAGGAATACAACACGAGTTTCAAGACCCGATGCCATGTACTCGATACGTTCGTAGATGTGATCAGGATCATAGCTCCCGAAACCATCAAACAAATGTAAGTTCCAATTGGCAATCGTCTTGTCGAAAGCTTCAGTCAGTTCAGCGCGGCTGTGCTCACCCAAGTGCAGGGATTTGCCGACCTTTGCTGACATCAATCCGAGAGCTGTACGACGGTTGGATTCTTCAAGTGCCAGGTAACCGACCCGTTCTCCTTTACATAGCAGGTGAGTTGCGAGTTCACGACAAAAGGAGCTTTTTCCGATCCCGCTTCCAGCAGTAATCGTAACAAGCTCACCATACCGGATCCCGTGTAGTTTACTTTGCAGTCCTTGAAAGGGGTACTCATGATCTGATGGTGGTGACGGTGTGGTGATGATGTCGAGCAAGGATTTAGCATCGACAATGCCGTCTGGTTTGTATTGTACGTGCTCATAGTTACATACAGCACGGATAGACTCGTTATCTCCAGCTTGTAAAGCTTCTGAGGCGTCCTTGTAGTCCTCTAGAGCACCGATAAAAACCTTGCCAGGTGGTAGGACACCGGCAGCCTCTTGGGCAGCCTTCTGACCGGCTTCATCGTTGTCGAAAAACAGGACAATCTTGTCGTAATAATTGACCCATTCGTAATTGTGTTGGATAGCTTTCTTTGCAGCAGGCGCACCGTTCGGGATAGATACTACATCCCAGTTTGGTTGAGCCTCCCACACAGACAAAGCATCCATCTCACCTTCGACGATGACTAGCTTTTGCTCTTTTTTTGTGGTTTTGTGACGGAAGTTTTGCATTCCGTACAGGGTTTTGACCTCGCCTTCACAACGGAAGTCCTTGTCTTTAGTTTTTATTTTTGCGCCGAGAAGTGATCCAGCGCTGTTGTAATAATGGAAGCGTAGCTGTTCTCCGTCCTTGTAGGCTTTGAACAGTTCACAGGTTTTTTCTGAGATTCGTCGCTTCTGCAGCCGTCCAGCTGAGCCTTGTAGGTTGACATCTCGCATTTGATGAGTGTGATTGGTGGTATCGTTACCACTTGTGTGCGTAAAGCATCTGAAACAAAACGCGTGACCGTCTGAGTACAAGCTATTTGCATCAGACGATCCGCAGTTATCGCACGGCATGTGCCGTACAAATTCAGAGTCGCTCATAGGAGCCACTTGATAGGTATGTTAGAAAATGAGCACCAAAGGATGTTGTTTTTATCGCACCATTTGGCATATGTAGTTTTACTTTTCTTTGAAATTGTATTGTAGGGTGCCTGGAAGACCATGCGTAGGTCAAGGTCAGGATTCTGTTCCTTGACTGTTTTGATTTTCTTCCGGTCAGCACTGTCCCAATACCCTTTGCACTCTAGTATAACACCGTTCGGAAGAACGAAGTCAGGGCAGTACATGTGAGATATGGTATATGAGACTTTAGAACATTCGTACTCGTACTTGACACCCAGCTCAACGAGAAGGTCAGCAACCTTTTCTTCGAGTCTGGATCGAAAAGCCATCAGTCGTCCATGTGTTTTTCGATGATGGCTTCAACGACATCAGTTACAGCACGAGACATCTCGTACTTGAAGTCGTTTTTATCTGCTTTGTAGCGAGTAACGCAGATCGGAGGCAGCTGAATATCCAGCGTGCCCTTGTACACACCAGTCACCTCATCACGAGAAACGGTGTATTGGAAATCAGAAGTCGTCATCGGGTTCACCTGCATCGTTGGAAACGTTGGGCTCGCCAACCTTGAAACCTTCGGTCTTACCGAACAGCTCAGCTACATCAGCTTCGTCCATGTCGCCAGTGTCAACACCAGCAGACGATGCGAGCGAGATAACTTGCACAGCCTTAAGCTTCAGGCTAGTGCCATAAGTCACGCCATCCTTGAGGATATACGGCTTCTGAAAGAATGCAAGCTTGACTTTAGCGCCGCCATATAGAGGTGTATCCGTGTCTTCAATGAGTGTTCCCTCAGTGTCAACCACAGGTGGCTTGGTTTCATCATTCCATGTGAATTTTACAGTGTACTTGCCTTCAGCAACTTCTTCCCATGGTTCAGGCTTGAGCACCGAACGCTTAGGGTTCTTCAGTTTTGATTCAGCCCACTTGATGGACTCAACGCGGTCAGCTTCCAGCTGGTCCACGATGTCTTGACCGACCACAGCCATAAGCTTGTAGCCGAATTTACCGGGTTGCAGTACAGCTTGGTATCCTTCAAGGACCACAGGCTGTTCAGTTTTGATGATGATACGTGCCATTTAGCAGAAAAAATAGGTGGATTCGATAACCGACTCAGGCTGAAGATCGCCAATCATCGGGGGTGCAGTCTCCGCGCCAATTTGTTGCGCGAAGGATGTTAAGAAGTCATGCTCCGCAAATAGGTGCATGTATGTTTCACGAACAATGGATGAAAGAACACCCATGTCAGTAGCACGACATAAAACCGAGTCGTGTATGAAGGAAATCGGAGCGTCGAAGCGGAGTGCAGATAAGTGGAGGAGGCTAGCATCTAAAGAATGAATCAGATTGGGAGCAGTTGCGTTCTTATGGTGAGACTTATCAACTTTATCACTTTCATCTGTTGCAACTTTGATCTGACACCTACCAAGTAACTGCAGCTCTATGTCCTTGACCACAGGTTTCATCAGCCGTTGTGTAACTGAGAATCCTGATGGTGTTGTCCATGTAAGTTCAGTCAAGCCACGGTCAATGGCTCCACCGACCTCAGCCTCAATCCAAGACATCACTGCCATGGGACCAGGAACGATAACGTCCATGGCTTCACGTACAGCATTAACAGTCTTGGTTAAGTCATCCTTATCAACTTCAACACCTTTATCCTTTAGAGCATCACGAATGTAACCTCTATTGGAATAAGGTTTTGCGTTGTAAGGTACGGTCATCACTACACGTTTGACAGTTTTTCTGTCCATGTAGGGTTTGATGGAGTCGGGTACGTTTGGGGTAGCTTGTTGAGCCACCACTTTGTACGCATCCTGAGGCTTGTCTGAAGGTAATACATTGACAAGTTTAGCGGTTGAGGCATCTCGTGCAAGTCCTGCAAGTATCTGAAGACCACTGCAAGTAGCATCTGTAGCTACAGGCAGACTTGTAAAATCACGATCACAATTAACGACACAATGGTAATACTCATCACATGCAGCCAGAAACTGCCATGGTTCATCTGCGACCTCCCATTCTGATAGGTTGCCTATTGGGTCTGTTGCGACCCTGCTGATGAGTGTGATGTTTTCACGTGTCCATGCGAGTCGCTCAAGCATGGTAGCTTTGTCCAAGCCGTACGTAGTAGCGACCTGAAAGGCTAACCAGCCTTCAGCATCAGGCGTCATGTATGCCTGAATGTGGAACTTAAGTAGTGACTTACCAAAGTCTGTATCTTGAGGTGTCAAGAATGCAGGGATAGGGTAAGCACGACCACGATAATCAAACGACCAAGGTATAAAGAACTTGGCGTGTTGTTTGAATATCTTGACTGCGTTCATTGTCATACGTGTACGACACGACTTCATGAACGCTTGTGCGTTGATGTTGCATACCTCAGCAGCCCTCCGTCTGTAGTCCTTGCGAGACTCTTTATTGTCTGCAATATCTACGGGCTTAGGTGGTAGAGGTATTTCTACAACAGGGATGAACTTACCTACCTCAATACCACGTTCTTGTAGTGTTTCAGCAACATCAACAATGAATGGATTGAGGGTGTATGCAACCTTCTGAATTGTGTTCAGAAACTTAATAGGTGTTTCTCCCTGTATAAGGCAGGGATCTCCACGACGCACCATGTCATGACCACGCATAACCTCATTCAGCAAGTAGCCGCCTGGGGTTTCGTTGGTCCAGTCGTTTGGTTCGATGAGCATCGGCCATGCCATTGGGCTGAACAACTCAGCACTGGCGACCACCTGGTCCTTGATAGATATGAACTCAGGTGTAGGCACTACGTAGTTGTAGGTCTTACGACCCTCACGCCGTGTCTCACGCATGAACCATTGTGATGCCTCACATACACAATCTAGCAACCAACCGCCCAGCTTGACACGGTTAGCGATACCCCAACACTGCCAGTGTGGCACATCATATCGGTTCATCAGGGTGGTGATGACCTTGACCTTTTGGTGTGTGCCTATTGACCTGTGAAAGTAGTTCTCCTTGATTGTGTGTAGAAGTCCAGGCACATGATGCTCATAATAACGCATCATACATTCATTTTCTACAGCTTGACCGATTGCATCAGTCACATTCTGTAGCTGACTACTACGTGGTTTAGAACTAAACACCTTATCAAAGATAACCTTTGATGTAATGGCAGCAGCTGCCTCAGGCTCGATGTCCTTGAGATAACGTTGTATCTCCTTGAAGCTAGCGCCTGTCTTACCCTTCTTGATTCTGTAGTGCGTCTCTTGTATACGCTCCACAACAAGTGGGATGAGTTGTTGAATAGACGCTACACCATATACGCTGGCTGATGCGTAGTCCTTGCCTTCTAGTTTTTCTGTGTTGTCACGTAGTTGTTTGAGTCCTTGAGCTATCTGTTCACGCTCAAGTTTAACTTGCCTGTCAATTTCTGCTGGTGTTGCCAATCACTCCTCAAGGTAATGTGTGTTCAAGTCATCAAACATCTGTTCTTGCATAAGTTCAAGAACCTCAGCCTGATGTGGATGTTCTTCCAGTTCGTTGATCAGTGTGTCAACGTGGAATTGATAAGTAGAATCAGTCATCTGTGGGTGGGTTAGGTCCGACGTAGTGGATCGAGTCATGGGTACAAACGGTAAACTCATGTGTTTTAGCGTCCATGAGATCGAGCACCTTTTGCTCAGCCGCATGTTGACGCTTGTATACGTACTCTTTGGTACGTTGTGTCTTGAGATTGGTAGCACGGATGATGCAAGCTATGTCGGATGGTAACTCCCAGCCGGCAACCTTCCATTCCATGACCTCCTCAAATGTATGTTGTTGGAACGCTTCATCTGGTGCGTCCTTGTACATCTTCCAGTTGGATGGGAAGTATGGTTTTTTACCACTCATCAACAAGCCTCACATCGATTAGTACAGCATTTCTATCCTCGGACAACTCCAAGGCATGCCATGCGGCTTCTTCGGAATTGGCGGCGAGTATGTATGTAGGCTCGTCGCTGGATAGAGTGACTATGTACTCACGTAGTGGGTGCGCGAGGCTTGCGCCGGCGAGCTGGTCGAGGCTTAGGCTTTGGTGTGTATGTGTCACGTGAGGCTAGTTCCTGATAGATTGATGTCCATTTGTGGTCTGGATAATAGTGCAGCCAACACAAGATTGCGTTCTTGATGAACCAATCGTCATCCAAAGATTTAGCGTTTGCCATAGTATTTGGAAGTGATACGGTTTGCACGTTGCCAGATGAAGGCTGTGGAGAACAGCCCGACCATGCCAATGATGGCTAGGATGATTGTTTGTTCAGTGATCATTCGTAGTCATCAACTCGTTGTGTGTAATAGATTTCGTAGTTAGGAACATGAGCACGACACAATGCTTCCGCTTGTGCTGCTGTGTCCGTGACATACAAGAGGGAGTCGTTCATGTGTCTATCGGTGTGATAGCCAACACAACGCCATGTGAGTTCAGTGATCATTAGTCACCTCCTTAAGATCTTGTACCATGCAAACTGCCTTCTGATACTTGTCAACTTCCAGCAGTTTTTCCATCATTACATTCTCAAGGAAATCGAGAGTAAGTGGATGTGCTTGAGCAATGAAATCAGTGATACTCATTGTGTTCATCATTTGCAGAGTGTAGGGGTTGCATTGCACATGGCTTCCATGCGCTTGAGTTGATTAGATTCAACCCAGTCAGCTAATGACAGCCCAAGGTTGGCAGCCATCAGCAGGAACAAAAAGATGAGTGTGACTCTCATGATGCGTCCTTGTTAGCTTTTGCAACGATCTTGTCACCAAGGATGTTCTGCTGTTGACGCAGATACTCGATGCGCTCGCCTAGTGCATCATAATTGGCAGCCATGTTGGCGACCTTGATACACTGTGTAATC